TAAAGCCTGTATTTGGTTTTTATTATTCAAATAAGCTTTTCCTGAATCAATAGCTATTTGATTCATTGCTAATTTTAGACCTTGGGCTTCACTTTTTGAAATTTGAAGAGAATTAGCTAAAGATGTGGTTCTCTTATCAGCAGCAAAAAAGAATCCTAATAAAGCAGCAGGACCAAAAGAATCAGCTATAACACCAGCTGATTTAGCCATTGATTTCAACCTACCACTTGATTTTATACCTAATTTTTTATCACCAACTCTAGCTTCTCTATAAGCTTTAGAAGCATTTTTTAAAGGGTCAGCTATAAGAGGACCTAAACCTGGGATGGTTTTTAAGGATTTGGCCATCCTGTCAGTCCATTTAGTTTCTTTAGCTAATTTTTGGTTAATTTCAACAAGACTATCAAACCTATTTTCAATTTGTTGAGTTACCTCTTTTTGGTCATATAATTTTTCTAAAGCTTCATTTAATAATTTTACCTCTTCTGGTCCAGCATTGAGACTTCTTTTTTCAAGTTCTGCTATGAAAGCTTTTTGTCTTGTTGATTCTTGTAATACTTTAGCTCTATCTCTTTCTATTTTATTAGCTTTTTTCTGATCTTTTAAATCAGACTGAGATATTTTTGATAAAGTTTTAGCACTTGAAGCCAGAGATTTTGAATTGGAAGCTGCAGCTTTAATTAAATTTTTAAGATCATCTGAACTTTTGGCTGTTTTGCCTAATTTTTCTGCTATAGAGTTTAAAGTTTCTTCAAACTGAATAGCTTCTTCATTCATTTTTTCAAGATCATCTCCAGCAGTACCTAAATCAACCATTATTTGTTATTTTATATATGTTTTATATAAATATTTAATTATATGAAGTTTTTGAAGGAGTTTTAAATTTAGGTGGAGATATTTTCCCTGTTGATGGTATTGTTGATTTAGATGCTTTAGCATTAGCTTTATCTATTTCTTTTTGTTCTTTATTGTAAAATTCTTGAATTTCATGGAATGTAAATTTTCTTAACCATATAGGCATATTATATATAGTATCCCAATCATATCCTCCTTTTCCATGAAAAACAATTTCATGAATTTGTTTAAATAAATTTTTCCTAAATCTAGGAATTTCACTCGTAGTCAGGCCAAAAAAAGTTGAGACCAATTGGTAAGGATTTTTTATCTCTTCCAGTTGAGGGAAAAAAAGACAGATCTACGTCTGGTTGAAAATCGCTTATGTGTGTTCTTAAAGCCCGGGAGTCTTGGGCTAACATATATTTATCAACATATTCTCGTATTGATTTAGGTTCAGAGTCACCCCCTACTGAGGTTATTATATGTTTTAATCTTGTTGTTAATGTTGAAGAATTATTTTTATTAATTTTCTTTAAACCTTCAGTTTCTCTAGTTATGTTTAACTCATCTTTATGTGTTAAGATTTTAAATGTTATGTCTGTATCTGTAGCTGGAAGTTTAAAACTGAAGTTATTTTGTCCTTGTGGAAAATTTTCTTCATTAATTTCTTTATTATCTAAAGTTGTTAAATCTAAAGTTACTTTTTCACCTTCATACATAAATTCATAATTTTTACCATAACCTAAAATACGAGCTGCTACCATAATAGCATTTTTATCTCCTATAATTAAATCATTATAATTTATATCTGATATAATTAAAGATTGTAATAATTTATCAATTACTATTCCTTTTTCAATATATGATTGATTAGATAAAATATCTTCTTCCTTAGCAGTCATATATTTCATTTCAATCTTACCACTAGATAATGGATTATCTTTAGGGTATATTAATCCTTTAGAGGGTAGTTCTATTGTCTCTGTAGGTAACTTAAATTCCGCCATAATCTTTTATTTGTTAATAACTTGTTTAATATAAATATGAATATAAAAAAGGAGCTTGACATAGCCAAACCTTTTTGAAAATATTTAATTATTTTTTATAAAGATTGGGTTGTTGTTCACTAATTTTATTTTGAGTTTTTAATATTTTTTCTTTATTAGCAGCAAACCAAGAAGACATATTATTATCATTTCTATCAAACCATGTCCAAAGTCTAGTATCTGGAACATCATGTAGAATAATGCTTTTATTTGTAATTTTAGAAGAGTAAAAATAATTAGGAGCTAAAGCTAACATATCATCATCTATATTTCTTAATAATATTTCGCTAAACATAAATCCACCATTTGCCCAATTTATAGTTGTATATGTGTTTAAACATAAATTTATAGCTCTTGAATGTGGGGCTGACCCATATACTGTACAATCCATCATCCATGATTTAATATTATCGTCTGTCATTTTCATCCCAGCAAAAAATGTTATTTTATCTGAACATTTGTCTAATATTAGGTCAAAAGGTCTTATAGGTTTAGCATCAACATCAACATATACTCCTCCAAAATCTCTTAATAATAATAATCTTATTCTATCACTAATATAAGCATATTTAAATATATCAGGTTGTTTTATATAATGTTGTAGATATCTATCATTTTTATACAAATTATTAAAAATCTTATCATGGTCCCATAAATGGTATTCCCAATCAGGATGCATAGCCTTCATTTCTTTTGTAAACTGTTCACAATGTGGGGGAATTTTTTTATCACCAATCCAAATTTGATGGATTATTTTTGGTATTTTTGACATATTAATATTTTACTATAAATATAAAAAAGGGTTAAGCTAAAGCCAAACCCTTTTATAAAAATTATTTGTTATTTTTAGAAATTAAGTACTGCGTAATCTAATCCTAATGTCAATTCAATTTGTTTAGCTTCATTTTCTGTGTCCCAATTATATTCACCAAATGTAGCTTCTTTAATAAATGCTCCTTTTAAAATCCATTCTGATACTATATCACCTACAGGTCCTAATACATTTACTACTAAATCTTTTTTATAAAAATCAGAGTAACCATCTCTACCTGTAACTGACTCATGCCCTAACCTTACCCATTCCATAACTGCTTGAGCTCCTGAAGGTGTAATTGGGTCAAATAGTGTCATTGTAACATCATTCCATACTGATTTGCCTTTAACTTTTCTAAGGATATTGATGTGATTTAATATTACTTCACCTTGTGTTAATGATATAGCACTAACTCCTTTAATGATAAAACTTGGTATACCATCCATATAAAGGATAAACCTGTTGGCTTGCTTTGGTTCAAAAGCTGTGAAAAATATTTCATTGGGATCTAATACTGCCATTTTGTTCTAATTTATTTTCAATTATAAATATTTAATTCTTTAATTTTTATGCTGGGAAAGTAGCTCCAGTTGGTAATATGTTGAAATCTAGATATATAAATTCAGCTGTTTTAGTTGGTTGAATATAAATTTGACCTATTAATTGATTTCTATCTATAACATCTGGTGTGTTATTACTGTCATCCATTACTACTTTAAAAGCAAATAATCCTTGTCTTTGTTGCACACTTGCTAAATATGGGTTTACTTGGCTTAAGAAATTATTTCTTGTAGCTATTGTATTTTGTTCAAATACTAAATTATTAGCAATTTGTGAAATGAAGTTTTTCAAGGCTATTAATAATCTTCTTACATTTACTCTATCTAATGCTGAAGCTTTAGATTGTAATGTTTTCTGACCAAATACTACTACTCCTGTGTTAGGGAATGTAGCTATTGGATTTACATTAGCTTGGTATAAAGTATCTCTATTACCATTTGTAAGTTTTCTTTCAGCTCTTAACACTGTGGACATTCCACCTCTATTTAAACCTGCAGGTGCAAACCAAGCTTCTCCAGCTGTATCATTAAAAGCGAATACTCCAGGCATCATAGTTGAAGCAGGTACCCAAACTTGTTGACCTAAATCTGGATCTATTGTTTGTAACCATGGCCAATATGTTGCGGCGTATGAAGAATCTATAGCTGATGCTCCAGCTGTAACTGAATTAATTCCTGATCCCCAATCTCTTAAATCCACAATTGATAAATTATCTCCTCTTTGTTGAGATATATCAATCATTGATGTTAATGGAGCTGGGTTACTTTGCATTGTTAATCCAGGTGCTACTATTAAATTATATTGATATTCATCTTTATTAGATAATAGGTTAACTGAAATTGTATAATTATCTTCAACTAATCCTTGTGTATTTCCTAAAGGACCACCATCTATATTTTCATAAAAATTAGCTGTTACTCCATTAAAAGCAATTCCTTGAGCATCACCAAATGTACCTGATTGTGCTATTGGAATAGAATTAATATATTGTGGTCTTGGATTTCCAGCATTATCAAAATAATTTAATGTTTTAGCTTCAACTGATTTTACTCTAACAAAATTACTTAAGGTATTATAAGTTCCTTCATTTTTAACATAATACTCACCTGTTCCAGCATCTTGTACTACTGTTTGTTTTGAATTACCAATTACTTTTTCAATGTAATTTGGCGCGTTTGGATCTAATGATAAATCAGCCCAAGTTTCTAATACTTTTTTAGAAGTGGTGATATCATCTCCTCTTCTTATTAATAAACTAAATGTTCCTGTATCTATGTTTGGTGATACAACTTCCCATCTAATATTTTCTTTACTACCTTTAGCTAAATCTCCAGCTGCTCCTTCAGCACCTGTAGTGTTTTGATCATCACCTTCAGATAATGTCTCTAAAGTGAATGAGTTGCTAAATGTAGCATCAACACCACCTTGTAAAGTTGCTTCTAAAGCTGCTGATCCAGCGTATAATTCTATTTGAGAACCAGCGTTTATTTCTATATTATTACCCGCTGTTCCTACTTCTTTAGTTTCAAAGAAAATTTCTTCATTAACACTATCCCATGATGCTGTTATACCATAATTAAATATTCCAACTCCACCTAAATTAGTGTTAATTGAATCTACTAATCCTTGTCCTCCTCCAGCATAATAATATATGCCTGCTGCTGCAAATGCATTATTAGATGAAGCTGATAAGAAAATTTTAGTTCCAGCGTTTCCATCAATTGGATTTCCTTGTAATCCTTCTATACTAATTCCATCAACTGCTCCTAATCCTGAACCTACTCCTGAACCTGCTCCTGAACCTGCTCCTCCTAGATTATTGAGTTCAACATTATATACATAAATAGCGCTAGCTTTAGCTCCTGGGGATGATGCATCTCCATTTTCAACTTTTGAACTAGTTGCTGTTGTGTAAGAACCACTTACTACTCTAGTTACTAATAATGAATCTCCTCCTTGTTGGAAATAATTATAAGCTGCTATTGATGTAAAGTAAGTGTACTCTGCACTTCCACTTTCTACTACAGTACCAAACTTATTTTGATATTCACTATATGTTGTGACTAATGTTGGAAGACCAACTGGACCTTTAACTGTGGGTCCTAATATTGCTGCTCCTGCTTGTATTGGTTGTGCTGATAGGAAAGATTGATCTGTTTCACTAGCTAATACACCTGGGGATAATAATACTTCTGCCATTTTCTACAAAATTAATTTTGTTTATAAATATTATAGAAATTTTTGAAAGTGCGGTTAAGATTTGATGAATTCACCATTTTCTAAATTTATAGTTCCTTCACCATATTTTTTATTAAGCTCATTGCCTACTTTAACTTGTTTGTCTTCAAAATTTTCTATGTTTTGTTTTAAATCTCTTTTAAATTTTTCTAATGTACTTATTTGGTATTCTATTTGACCTAATTTAAATACAAATTCATTTTGTTCATTTTGTAACTGAGTTAAATTATCTAACTCTTTTTTTGATAAAACTATTTTCTCCATGATTATAAATATTAAATGTTTATGTCAAAGTAAATAAAAAACTTAGGAAATCCAATTTTCTTTTAAAAAGCAGTTTGAGGGGGCGAGTATATTATCTATATGGAGAAAACCCCCTCAATTTTAAACTGCTTTAAGCTTCTTCATTTGAATTTATTGTTAATTGAATTTCAGCTATATTACTTTCATTATTTAATATGTCATCTATTATAAGTTTTTTATTATCATCAATACGAATTCTGTATCGGTTACCTGTTTCAGTCTCAAAAGTGACTCCTTTATTAGGAGCCAATATATTTAAATCAACAGGAATATTAGTTCCTTTTATTTTATATTCTTCATGTGATGCTTTAAGGTCTTCTATTTCTGATTTTAATTTAGCAATTTCATATCCAAGAGAAATCAGTGTTTCTCTATTTTCTTGGATGTCTTTATTTACTAAACTAAATTTTTTTCCTAAGAATTCTCCTAGATCAGATAATATACTCATAATACCCTTTAAAAATGTAACATTATTACATATAAATATTCAGGAAATTATGAAAAAAAAAGGGAAGACCTAAGTCTTCCCTGTATTGTTTTAATTGTATTAATTACAATTTTTTATTATTTAGATGATTCACTAAAACTAAAATCCATTCCTATTTGAGTTTCAACTTTTTCTAGTGCATCTCTAATTGCTTGCTTTTCTTCTTCAATAAATGATTCAAATGATTCACTTTCAGCTTGAACAGCTGCTACCATTTGCATAAATCCCTTAAATCCATTAGATCCATCCATCATTTGGATTACCTCTTCTTTAAGTGTTTTTAAGAAGCTAGCGTGAACTGCTTGTTCTCGTTCTAACAATGCTTGTGCTTCACCAGTAGCGACCTTTGA